ACTTACAGAAAACTAAAGTTAAATTCAACTTTCTAGACAAATGGACATCCGTAAGATTTCCATAGGAGCAGATTACAAGTCTGGTGCCATGCATTATATTGTAGGGCAGAATGTTTTAGGGGGTTCATATATTATTCATTTAATTCAACACGATGCAAATTCTAATTCATTTAAAATATGGATAGAAAAGAATCAAGAATTAATTATGTGGAAGGAGTTTAAAAACACAATGCCTATTTCTGTAGAATATAATCTAAACTTTTAATGCAGTCACCACATTCTTTCATAGTTCGACCAGTAAAAGGGAGAAGGTATGATAATATAAAAGACATTGGTGGTATTGACTTTATAACCAGTGTTTCTAAAGAAGACCACAAAGCATCTAATAGACATGCAGAAGTTGTGTCTACGCCAGTAAATTATTCTGGAGATATAAAAAAAGGAGATGTACTTTTAGTTCATCACAATGTTTTTAAATTTTATTTTGACATGAAGGGTAGAGAAAAAAGTGGTAAAAGTTTTTTTAAAGATGATTTATTTTTTATTGACAATGACCAGTTTTTTTTATATAACAAAAAAGGTAAATGGTATGGTCATGACAAATATTGTTTTGTAAAACCTGTTCCTAAAAAAGATTTTTATTTAAAAGGTGTTGGTGTTAAAGAAGAACCTTTGCATGGTGTAATAAAATACTCAAACAAACAATTAGAACAATTAGGTGTTAATGAAGGTGATGAGGTTTGTTTTACTCCTAACAGTGAATATGAGTTTTATGTTGATGAAGAAAAATTATATCGTATGTTTACCAATAACATAGCATTAACACTATAATGGATAATAAAAAAATAAAAGAAGAAATAATAAAGGCTGGTGAACAAGCAGTTATACAATTAATAAAAGTAGCAAAAGAAGATATTATTAAATACGATAAAGATGATGAGTTGGCAGCTGACAGATTGAAAAATGCAGCCGCTACAAAAAAACTTGCTATCTTTGATGCATTCGAGATATTAAAAAGAATTGAAGATGAAAAGCAATTAATAGATGGAATTGACATAGTAAAAAATAATACACCTAAAGGATTTGCAGAATCAAGATCAAAATAGTTTATATAGAAAATTGTACAAAATTGTGCCAAACAATGTTATGGCAACAAAAAACAGAGCTCGTACATGGCTATATGGTTATAATCCTAAATATGATTTTGTAGTTATTTCTAAAACTGGGCAAATTGACCAAATAATAAATATAAATGGTTTAAATATAGCCTTACCTAAACCTCCCGCTCACGTGCACACGCGAGACAAAAAAAACAAAGAACAGTACTGGGAACCTCATGTTTTACCTAAAGAATTAAAAAAAATACAATCTATATTTCATTGGCATGAAACCCCACCTCAATTTAAAAATAAATGGGTAGATTATATTGAGCAAGAGTTTGATAGAAGAGAAGAAGGTTTTTGGTTTATGAATAATGGAGAATCGACTTATATTACAGGCACACATTATATGTATTTGCAATGGACAAAAATTGATGTTGGTCATCCAGATTTTAGAGAGGCAAATAGATTGTTCTATATTTTTTGGGAAGCATCTAAAGCGGATAAAAGAAGTTTTGGCATGTGTTATTTAAAAATAAGACGTTCTGGATTTTCATTTATGAGTTCATGTGAAGGTGTAAACACCGCGACTATAACTAAAGACTCTAGAATAGGTATACTTTCTAAAACTGGTGCCGATGCAAAAAAAATGTTTACAGATAAAATAGTTCCAATATCAAACAACTATCCTTTCTTTTTTAAACCTATTCAAGACGGTATGGATAAGCCTAAAACTGAATTAGCTTATCGAGTTCCAGCTTCTAAGATTACTAAAAAAAATATGTATGTTATAGATGAGGAAGAGTTAGAAGGATTAGACACTACAATTGACTGGAAGAATACATCTGACAACAGTTATGATGGAGAGAAGCTACAGTTATTATTACACGATGAAAGTGGTAAATGGGAAAGACCAGAAAATATATTAAACAACTGGCGTGTAACTAAAACATGTCTAAGGTTAGGTAGTAAGGTTATTGGTAAGTGTATGATGGGATCAACCTCCAATGCTTTAGATAAAGGAGGTGCAAATTTTAAATCTTTATATGAAGATTCTGATTGTATGAAAAGAAATTCCAATGGGCAAACAAAAAGTGGTTTGTATAATCTGTTTGTGCCTATGGAATGGAATATGGAAGGGTTTATTGACAGACATGGAATGCCAGTGTTTAAAAACCCACAAGAACCTATTATGGGTATAGATGGCGAATTAATATATCAAGGTGCAATTAATTATTGGGAGAATGAGGTAGAGTCTTTAAAGAGTGATCCAGATGCTTTAAATGAATTTTATAGACAATTTCCTAGATCAGAGTCACATGCATTTAGAGATGAAAGCAAACAATCACTATTTAATTTAACTAAAATATATCAACAAATAGATTACAACGATTCTTTAATTATGCAACATCATGTAACCCAAGGAGGGTTTCATTGGAAAGATGGTATAAAAGATTCTAAGGTAATATGGAGCCCAAATAAAAGAGGAAGATTTTTTGTAACTTACATTCCAAAGGCTTCGCTTCAAAATAACGTTATAGAAAGAGGAGGGCAGAAACGACCAGGAAACGAACATCTTGGCTCGTTTGGTTGTGACTCTTATGATATTTCTGGAGTAGTTGTTGGGAAAGGTTCTAATGGATCATTACATGGGCTTACTAAATTTAATATGGATGATGCACCTAGTAATGAATTTTTTCTTGAATATATAGCCAGACCACAAACAGCTGAAATATTTTTTGAAGAAGTCTTGATGGCTTGTGTTTTTTATGGTATGCCAATTTTATGTGAAAATAATAAACCACGTTTATTATATCATTTTAAAAATAGAGGATATAGAGGGTATTGTTTAAATAGACCTGATAAAAAATATAATAAGTTGTCAAAAACAGAAAGAGAATTAGGTGGTATACCTAATAGCTCAGAAGATGTAAAACAATCTCATGCATCTGCAATTGAGTCTTATATAGAAAAACATATAGGATTGGATTTAGAAGAAACATATAGAGATAAAGATATAATGGGAAGTATGTATTTTCAAAGAACTTTAGAAGATTGGGCAAAATTTGACATAAACAACAGAACACGATTCGATGCTGCTATTAGTTCAGGCCTAGCAATTATGTCTAATCAAAAACACCTATATACCCCAACTCAAAAACAATCAAAAATAAGCATTAACTTTGCAAGATATAATAACAAAAGTTCAGTTAGTCAATTACTTAAAAGATGAAAGACGTTACAATTAATATACAATCTGCAGCTTTCCCTGATCAGTTTGTTTCAGATGCAACAAAAGACACTGTAGAATATGGTTTACAGATAGGACAAGCAATACAATATGAATGGTTTAGAAGAGATAATGGTTCTTGCAGATTTTATGATCAATGGGGTGAGTTCATGCGCCTGCGCATGTACGCGCGAGGGGAGCAATCAATTGCTAAATATAAAAACGAATTAGCTATAGATGGTGATTTATCTTATTTAAATTTAGACTGGACACCAGTTCCAATTATCCCAAAGTTTGTTGACATCGTTGTAAATGGAATGTCTAACAGACTTTTTAAAGTAAAAGCATATGCTGAAGACGCAATGTCTGCCGAAAAAAGAAATGAGTTTCAAAAACAAATTGAAGGTGAAGTAATAGCAAAACCTTTATTTAATCAGATACAAGAAGAGTTTGGCATAAATGTATTTCAAACCAATCCTGATCAATTACCTGAATCAGATGAGGAAATGGAATTGTATATGAATATGAAATACAAACCAGCTGTAGAAATTGCTGAAGAGGTTGCGATAAATACATTATTTTCTGAAAATCATTATAACGATATTAGAAGTAGAGTTGATTATGATTTAACTACATTAGGTATAGGAATAACTAAACATGAATTTCTGCTAGGACAAGGTGTGAAACTAGATTATGTAGATCCTGCGAATGTAGTATACAGCTATACAGAAGATCCTTATTTTAAAGATTGTTTTTATTGGGGTGAAATTAAAACTGTTCCTATGACGGAGTTAATTAAAATTGATCCTTCATTAACTGATACTGATTTGAATGAAATAGCAAAGTATAGTCAGTCATGGTATAATTATTTTAACACATCTCAGTTTTATGAAAACAGTATGTTTTATAGAGATACTGCAACATTAATGTATTTTAATTATAAAACCACACACTCATTTGTATATAAAAGAAAAAAATTATCTGATGGCTCTTATAAGACTGTACAGAAAGATGACCAGTTTAATCCACCTCAAGAAATGATGGAAGAGGGTAACTTTGAAAAAGTTGAAAAAAGAATTGATGTATGGTATACTGGTGTAATGGTTATGGGTACTAATATTGTCTTAGAATGGAAATTAGCTGAAAATATGGTAAGACCAAAATCAGCAAATCAATTTGCTTTGCCTAATTATGTAGCATGTGCACCAAGAATGTATAAAGGACAATTAGAGTCTTTAGTTAGAAGAATGATTCCTTTTGCCGATTTAATACAAATGACACATTTAAAAATTCAACAAGTTGTTTCTAGAATTGTACCAGATGGTGTTTTTATAGATGCAGATGGTTTAAATGAAGTTGATTTAGGAAATGGAAATGCATATAATCCAGAAGATGCATTAAGATTATATTTTCAAACAGGTAGTGTAATAGGTAGAAGTTATACTCAAGATGGAGAATTTAATAATGCTAAAGTACCTATACAACAGTTAACTGCTAATAGTGGTTCTAGTAAAATGCAAATGTTAATTGCAAATTATAATCACTATTTAGACATGATTAGGTCTGTAACAGGTTTAAATGAGGCACGAGATGGTTCTACACCAGATCCTAACTCTTTAGTTGGTGTACAAAAACTTGCAGCACTTAATAGTAATACAGCTACACGTCATATTTTAGATGGTAGCTTGTATATAACTAGAACAATTGCAGAGTGTCTATCTATTAGAACAGCTGATATATTAGAATTTGCTGATTTTAAAGATGAATTTGTAATGCAAATAGGTAAATATAATGCTGGTATTTTAGAAGAAATAAAAGATTTATATATCTATGATTTTGGCATATTCATTGAAATGTCACCAGATGAGGAAGAAAAAGCTATGCTCGAAGCTAATATACAAATGGCTTTGTCTAAAGAAAACATAAGTCTAGAAGATGCTATTGACATTAGAGAAATTAATAATCTCAAAATGGCAAATCAATTACTTAAGTTGAAACGTAAACAAAAACAAGAGCAAGAGCAACAACAAAGAATGCAAGAGCAACAAATGGCTGCTCAGATGCAGATGCAGGCTGAACAAGCTAAAGCACAATTAGAGGCTCAAAAAGTTCAAATGGAAACTCAATCTAAAATGCAAGTAAAACAAGCTGAAATAAGTTTTGAAATTGAAAAACTTAAAAATGAAGCAATGCTTAAGGAACAGTTAATGCAAACGGAATTTAATTTCCAAATGCAGTTAAAAGGAATGGAACAACAGGGTTTACAACAAAGAGAAAACGAAAGAGAAAACGCTAAAGACTCTAGAATAAGCCAACAATCTACTCAAACCTCAAAAATGATTGAGCAAAAGAAAAGAGATTTACCTGCAATAAACTTTGAATCAAACGAAGATAGTTTAGATGGGTTTGACTTAGCCGAATTTGAACCAAGATAAGCTTAATTTAGTATTTAATTTTTGTTTAACTTTGTTTTAAATTTAATCTAATTTAATATTATGGAAATAAAAGTAAGAGACTTAGGACATAAAGAAGAAAAGTCCAGAGCTGAAATTGAAGAGTCATTGTTACAAAAACATGAAGAGAAGTTTGAAGACAGTGAGCGACAAGCAGAACAAACAGATACAGTAAAAGTTTTAAACGAAAACGATACTGAAAAAGAAACTCCCTCATCAGAGACAATTGATGAAACTCCCTCATTAGAGTTAAATGATGAAAACGTTCTTTCTTATATTAGAGATAGATACAACAAAGATATAAATTCAGTTGATGAATTGTTTGAGGAAAAAGAAGCAAACGAAGAATTACCTGAAGATGTGTCTGCGTATTTAAAGTACAAAAAAGACACTGGACGTGGAATCCAAGATTTCTATAATTTACAGAAAGATTACGATTCTATGGAAGATGACTCTGTACTTGCTAGTTATTATAGTATAACCGAAGATGGGTTAGATGCTATTGACATTCAAGATATTATTGAGGAAAAATTTAGTTTTGATGAAGAATTAGATGAGCCTCGCGATATCAAGAAAGTAAAACTAGCGAAAAAACGAGAACTTGCGAAAGCGAAAAAGTTTTTGAATGAGCACAAAGATAAATACAAAATGCCTCTTGAGTCAAGCGGGGATCAGTTATCTAATGATCAACAAGAAAATTTAAATGCTTATGAAAGTTATCTTAAAGAATCTAAATCTATTGAGGAGCAAAACAAAAAGAAGTATAATTACTTCCTAAATAAAACCGATGAGGTTTTTAACAATGAATTCAAAGGTTTTGAGTTTAATGTGGGAGATAATAATATAACTTTTAAACCTGGGACAGGTGAAGAGCTTAAAAATGTGCAGTCCGATTTTAACAATTTTGTTAATAAATACATGGACAAACAAACAGGGCTAATTGCTGATCCTAAGGGATATCATCGTTCACTAGCAGTAGCTATGAACCCTGAGAAATTTGCTCAATTTTTTTACGACCAAGGTGTTTCGGCAACTGTGGATAATGTTTCTAGAAAATCTAAAAACATAAACATGGATATTAGAAACGCTGCTCAACAAACTGTCACAAAAGATGGTATGAGAATAAGGGCTGTAGGAGATACCAATAGCGGAAGAGGACTTAAAATTAGAAGTATAAAAAAAGTTTAACAAATTAAAAATTTAAATTATTATGGCAGTACAAGCGGTACCCGGATTCGATTTACAACCGAGTTCACAACAAGTCCCTGTATCAACTAATTATCTGTCTTCGGCAGACTTTACTTGGTTACAGCAATATCTTCCTGACACTTACGAAAAAGAATTCGAAAGATACGGGAATAGAACAGTAGCATCATTCTTAAGAATGGTAGGCGCTGAAATGCCTTCTAACTCTGACCTTATCAAATGGGCAGAACAAGGAAGGTTACACAATAAATACACAGGTTTAACAACAGGATCAGGAGCAGGTTCTGATACAGCAATATTCGTTATTCCAGCGGCAGATTTTAATCCAGCATTAGCTTCGCCAAATTTGGCAGCTCTTAGAGCAGGACAAACAGTAATGTTAAGTTCTTCTGTAGCAGGATCTACACTATCAGCTAAAGGAATTGTAACAGCGGCACCAACAGGAACGGCTGCAGCAGCAAGAACATTTTCTGTTGGATTTTATGAAGCAGCAGGTATGCCTGCGTTTACTTCAGGTTCTATAGATTGTTTTATTTATGGTTCTGAATTTGCAAAAGGAACAAACGGAATGGTTGGTTCAAATGAAGCAGATGATTTTATCTTTCAAAACAAACCTATTATTATCAAAGACAAGTATGAAGTATCTGGTTCTGATATGGCTCAAATCGGTTGGATTGAAATCCAGTCTGAAAATGGAGCTAATGGATATTTATGGTATCTTAAATCTGAGCACGAAACAAGACTTAGATTTGAAGATTATTTAGAAACAGCTATGGTGGAAGCAGTTCCAGCAGAAGCAGGTTCAGATGCAGGTAATTATCTGCAAGGTTTAGTAGCAGGTGGTGCATCATTAGCAGAGAAATCTGGTTCTGATGGTATCTTCTATGTTGTTGAAAATAGAGGTAATGTTTTTGGTGGAGGTAATCCAACTAGTTTAGCTCAGTTTGATAGTGTTATACAAAGACTAGACAAGCAAGGAGCTATTGAAGAAAATGTTATTTTCTTAAACAGAAATTTCTCATTTGATATTGATGATATGTTAGCACAACAAAACTCTTATGGAGGTGGTGGTACATCATATGGTCTATTTGACAATGATAAAGACATGGCTTTAAATCTTGGTTTTACAGGATTTAGAAGAGGTTATGATTTTTACAAGTCAGACTGGAAATATCTTAATGATCCTACAATGAGAGGTGGAATTATTGGTGGTGCAGTAAATGGACTTTTAGTTCCTGCTGGATCAACAACAGTTTACGATCAAATCTTAGGAAAGAATGCTAAAAGACCATTCTTACACGTTAGATATAGAGCTTCTGAAACTGAAGATAGAAGATACAAAACTTGGATAACTGGTTCAGCTGGTGGTGCAAGAACTTCTGACTTAGATGCGATGGAAGTCAATTTCTTAAGTGAAAGAGCTGTATGTACTTTAGGTGCAAACAACTTCTTTATTTTTAAGGACTAATATTATTGTAAATTTTACCCCTACTTCGGTGGGGGTAATATTTATTTTTTACTGGAATTAAATTAAATTAAATTAAATAAAATGAAAAAAAAAGCAAAATACGTTACTAAAATATATAAGCTTACTGGTAACAAAGCACCTCTCTCATACATGTTATCATCAAGACATTCTCAAAGATCTCCTTTGTTATATTTTGATGAAGAACAAGGAATTAATAGACCATTAAGATATGCAAGAAATCAAAAAAGTCCATTTGAAGACCAACAAGACGGTAATGCAATTCTCGAACCTATAGTGTTCGATGATGGTATGCTAGTAGCTCAAAAAGAAGACCAAGTACTACAAGAGTTTTTACATTATCATCCTGGTAATGGGAAAGTGTTTGTAGAGGTTAATAAAGAGCAAGATGCATTAGATGAGCTTTCAGATGCAGAAAGTGTTTTAGAAGCTCAAATAATAGCAAAAGAACTGTCTAGTAATACTGAGAAATTATTACAAGTATCTAGAGTTTTATTAGGTAATGTGGTTGACAACATGACTATACCAGAGTTAAAAAGGGATTTGTTAATATACTCAAAGAATAATCCAGAAGACTTTATTAACACGATAAACGATCCAATGTTACAATTACAAGATGATGTTTATCAAATATTTAAAGCTGGGTTCTTACAAACACGAAACAATGGTAAAGAGGTTTATTATAACCTTCCTAACAATAAAAAAAGATTAATATCTGTTCCTTTCGGAGAAGATGCTAGTTGGATTGTTGGTTCGTTTTTTCAATCAGATGATGGTGTTGAAATATATAAGCTACTTAAAAATCGCTTAAAAAAGAGTTAATTAAATACTTATCTTTGTATAATTGTTTAACCCCATAAATTTATAAGATATGGAAAAATTTTTAAAAGTAACTGTAAGTGATCAAGATTATTTAATTAATGTTAATCACATTCTTACAGTAGAACAAGGATCAGCAACTGGTGCTGTAGACATTTTATATGATTTAGTAAGTCATACAGCAACTGGTGTAAGTGAGGTTATAGGTGTTACATTAACTGCTTCAACAGCAGATGATACAGCTAAAAAGAAAGAGCAAATTGGTAGCATCGTAGAGGCTATTGAAGATGCACTAGCTACAAGCTGGAACAGACCTATTTTCACTTTGACACCAAAATATCCAGTTACAGGTGTTGCTCAAGTTGAAAAAGCATGGGCATAGTTTAATCTATTACACTTAAATTAAGAAGAGGCTTAAACAATTGAGCCTCTTTTTTTTTGTTTATATTTGTAAAAAGAACTAGAATGATTAATTCAGTTAGAAACACCGTACAGGCAATTGCAAACAAGAATAATTATGGATATATATCTCCACAAGATTTTAATTTGTACTCGCAACAAGCACAAATGGATTTGTTTGAAGACTATTTTTATCAATACAATAATTGGATAAATAAACAAAACCAAAGAGTGTCTGGTACTGGTTATGCAGATATAGTAAAAAGTTTAGTAGAAGTAATTGATAGTTTTTCTGTTACTAAAGGGTTAATTAAGCAAGGAAACAATATGTTTAATCTGCCTGCAGACTACTATTATATAAATAAAATAAATTATTATCCAAACTTTGTAGACAGTGGATTTACTACTGCAGCTGGAGTAGCTAATCTTTTAACTGATTCTGGTGCACAATTTTCTAGTAGTGGCGTTGTGAAAGTAGGACAAATAATTACAAACACAACTTCTTCTAGTGATTATGCTGGTTTTAGTGCGTTTATAGTAAGTATTGATAGTAATACACAATTAACATTAAGCACCAATATATTTCCTATAGGTGGCGCTGGAGGTGATACGTATTCTACATATAATACTACTGGTATTGTAGAAGTAGAACGAGTAAATCAAAATAAAATATTTTATTTAAACAACTCACCTCTTACTGCTCCTACTACTGGTTTTCCTGCTTATGTGTTAGGAGGTGCTACAAGTGGTATTGTAGGTGCAACAACAGATTCTGCACAAGGTCAACTAGGTAATACTGTTACAGTATATCCAACTACTATAAGCACAGCAGGATCGGTTATTACTGATTATGTAAGATACCCTTTACCACCTAAATGGACATACCAAACTATTGGTGGAACTTCTGGAAGCCCAGAGTTTGATTCTAATCAAGCTGATTATCAAGATTTTGAATTACCATTATCTGATGAACCAGGTATAGTAGCAAAAATTTGTCAGTATGTAGGTATTGAAATAAGAGAAGCTGATGTGTATCAGTTTGGAAAACAAGAAATAGTTGAAGACAATCAAATACAAATATAGATTATGGCATATTTAAACGATTATCAATATTATGCAAATGAAGGTGGCACACCTAAAGATAAAAATTGGGGTTCATATCAATATGTTACATTAGATGAAATCGTTAACAATTTTATGTTAATGTATCAAGGAAACAATGAATTAATAAACAACATCACGCGATATAAAGTTTTATTTCATGCAAAAAGAGGAATACAAGAGTTGAACTATGATGCAATGAAAGAAATAAAAATATTGCAATTAGCTTTAGATGATTCATTATTGTTTGTTTTACCTCATGAT